AGATTTTTCTCGTTTTACTTTGAGATAGTACGTATAAGTCCCCGCCGCAGGTTCATCTGTAAAATTAAAAGCAAACATTCTATTTCGATATTCAGAGGTCATAATACCAGCCGAAAGATAAATTTGAGTAACGCCCCGATAAACACTAAAATCCCAAAGATTCCAATCGTAAGCCGGAGGTGGTTCAGTGGCTGTCCCCCGAAGCACAAAAGAAGCCTGAATCAATATTTTTTCCCCGTAAACAGAATACCAAACTTTCCTCTAAAGAAGGCTTTAATACTTCATATACCATCAGAGCAATAAAGCAGCGCTCTCTACTAAAAGGTATTGAACTTAAAGAAATTATTTGATCTTTTGTGATAAAAATCTTTTTTGTGGTCTCTTTGGGAGTGTGGAGATCCCCCATTCCCCACATTATTCTTGTAAGTTTTTCGGTTTTTTCAAAAAAGGAAGTAGTAGAATCCAATTTTTCTTGACTATTCATTTCTTCCCCTTCGAAAGTTCTTCTACTATTTTCTTTAATCTCTCTAAAGACGAAAGAGGAATAACTAGATCGTCTTTTATATTCAACCGAATAATAGGAATATTTTTTTCTTCTGCACGCTCTATCTCGTTCTTTATTCCTCCACCTTCCCAGCCATTTTTGTTATGAACAATTAAAAGATCCTGCATTTCTACTATCTTACAATCTACTTCCAAAATTTCGGGTATGATAAGATATTTCATATTGTAAGCAAGACAAATCCAAGGTTCATATTCAGCCGGAACCCAGATATCCAATTTAGGAATATGACGACGAAGTGTGTTTGCTATAACTATTGCTTCCTTACAATTCTTTTCTGTAATCTCCCGGGGAGCAGAATCTCCTGTGGATCCTCTTATTGCATGTGACAAATATGCTGTTACTTTCATTCTTTGTCCTTTTCTAGAAATGGGTTTGCACAATTTGGATATTTTCTTATAACTGCGGCTGCTTGCTCATTTAGTCCTGTTATATTCAATCCATCTGGATATTTAAGTGGTCTATCGTCTTCACAATTGTTCATCAATTGTGAATCCCTAAGAATAAAAAGACAAGCCATTGCTTTAATAAGATGGCAAACACCACTATCAGGATCAATATCTTCTCCCTCCTTAAATGCTTTTATATGTCGATCTAAAGCATCAAAATAAACGGAAATTCTACAACCGTCCTTCCGCCAATTCCAAGCTCCATATTTTCTGGCACCTTCCATCATAGCTAATCCTACTTCGAAAAGAGGGCCGGAAGGGATAAACCACAATGAGGCTTTTTCTATACCAACAGCATCTTTTGGATTAGTGGGTTTGCTTTTCATTTTTTAAGTTTTCCCCCTGTTTCTGTTACTTCTTCTTAGGCTTTAAAATAATTTTACTCATCAAACAAGTATTGTTTTGTTGGCAATATCTAGAATCAAATTTATAATCTTTTTGATATTTTAAATTAATAACATCATAAGGGCATTGGATAATTTTTCCACCAATAAAATAATTTGCAAACTTGCACTTATTGTGTGGAAGAGATTGTGTACTTTCAAACACACCCCTTTTAGAAATATGAATTTCCATATCCCCTTCATATTCATTTAAAAATTGATGAACCAACTTCTTATACTCTAAAACAGGCATTGTAAGATTAGTATCATCAAAAAATTCCTGATTTGGGTTGTCTAATTCCCGAATGGAGGAAATGAAAAATACTTTGCATCTATATACTGCTTCACAAATATTTGCTACACTCAAAAGAGTTTCTAACTTTGTTTCCTTACCAACCATAAAATTTGCATCAAAAGAATGTTTAACTTTTGAATGGTCTGGAAGACTTAAAACACCTTTTAAGCCTTTAAACCCATAAATAGAAACTCTTAATTTTGCTCCGTGTAAATCCATTTTTGTTTTTAAACCCAATCCATTTGTATATATTGTTGTTTTTAAAGCAAGAAATGAATTTAAAGCAAGCATTCTCTGCAATTTTGGATGAAGAAAAGGTTCTCCTCCAAGAATATTTATTTGCTTTACTCCTTTATATATAGCCTGAGAAAGTGCAGAAACATATTCCTCAAAAGACATAAAACCTTCTTCCCCTTCTGAAACGTTTCTTACAAAACAGCCTGGACATCTAAGATTACAAGCTTTTGTAATAAATACTTGCAGGGTATTTCTTTTGGAAAGAGGCAATTCTTTATATTTATCCCATGGAAATTTCATCGTCTTTTCCTGTTACTTTATCTACTTCTTTTTGTTCTTTATCTTTGTTCTTATTTAAGGCAGTTTCATTTGTAAAACCATCTGGATGTCTAGCCCTAAGTTTTGTCATATTTAGTCGAATTAAATCTTCTAAATTTATTTCAAAAACATTCATAGCATCAGTTAAATACCAAAGAATGTCTCCTAATTCATCTAGAAAGTTAATCTTTGGAATTTTAGCTTCAAAAAACTTTATTTTTTTCATTAGTCCAGCAAGTTCGCCAGATTCTGAACATAAGCCGGTAATGGCATGATCCAATCGTGTTCTAATATCTTTATCTTTTGTACCCTCTAGATTGTACACAAAATCGCGGTATTTCTGAAAGTTTGGATCCTGTTCTTTAGGTAGATTGTAGATTTGTTCCATTTATTTTTTCCTTTCTTCTTGCTCTATATATTCTCGAAAAGGACATACCAGACAAATTTTTGCATTTTTCTTCCTTTGTATTCTACAGTTTTTATAGAACCAAGATTTAAAGTCTATCTTAATTTTTTTCATTTTTTTCCTTGTCAGTTCTGGCAGTAGGTTCTTTTTTGTTTTGAAGCAACTCTCTAATATATTCTTCTTCTGCTTTCCGTAACTGTTCGTTTTTCCATGCAAGTGTTCTTAGTACTTTTTTCTGTCCCATTTTTGAACTACCTTAAAACGGTATTTCTGAATCTCGATATATGTTTTTCTTTATCCATGATTCTATATCCAGTTCAATATCAAAATCACTTTGTGGCAAAGCAGCTATACAAGACCACTTAAAATGCTGATATAAAGAACGAGCAGCATCTTCATTAGTTACTTCTAAAAGAATAGCAAGTGCAAGTTGTGCTGGTCCAGAACCGGCATATTCCCAATTAAATCCATCAGGACTATGATTTATAATTTTCTGACTTTTTATGTGGAGTGATTTCGTGATCGTCGAGCCAAACTCGTCGGGTTCTCCAGTCGCCTTTAATTTTGTTTATCATTCTTTACTTCCTCACAATTTTAATAATTAGAAGTTATTGTTAGATGAAAATTTCTTGGACAGTCTTTTCGTTTAGTCCATAAATACGTATCTATCTGCTCACAAGTACATTCTGCTTTTTCTGCTAACATCGAACAAACAACTATAGAAGCTGCTCTGATTTCTATCTCTTCTAAACTACCTTCCTGAATAAGAATGCTGTTCTGAATTTTCTGTTTTAATTCTGGACAATATTCAATACATCCAAAGTATTCTAACATCTTTGGTATTTGATAATCTGCCGGAATAGGTAATTTACCAATTTCCTTCTTAAAAAGCCCAGCCCCTCTATACCCTTGATATATCCATAGTATGGCTCTCTTTAAGAAAAGATCTTCTGCAAATCCAGGAATATTAGTAAGAAGAACTTCTAACCAATCTCCAATCGAGCGAAGTTGTGTATCCATACCATCATTAGTCATTAGATAATATGTAAAAAATTCTGACTCTATAATTTGTTCCAAATGTTTTATTCTCTTGTCTAAAAGAGGAAATTGATTAAAAATTAAACTGTTTCTAAAGTTAATTATAATCTCCTTTGTTCTTTGTTGTGTGGAAAAAATCCTTTTTTCTTCCAACTCTTTTATATGCAAAAAAGAGTTGTTTAAGCATTCATACATTTTAATAGAACTAGAATCGTTTGGCCTTAAATCTGATCTTCCATACCAATAACAATAGTTTACAGAATTTGCTATGAGTTCATACAAAAGTATCTCCTGATTACTTTTAATAAATGGGGGGACCGGCCAAGTACTCTCTCGAGTAGTTTTAAGATAATTGCTTACTCGTCTACCCAGTGTATCTACAATTTCTTTATTTATTCTAACATATTTTAAATCAGAACAAACCTGACTGGCTAAGTTCCAAACATTTTCTATCAGATTCATTTTATAACCTCCAAAAATAAACAATTTTATTATCTATAAATACTTTATGTTTAGATTTTTTACAATGTTCTTCGGCTTCATGTATTCCATCTACTCATCAATAGGTTTTTCGTAGGCCAGGGCACTGTCCGAAAGAGCCAAGCAGAATCCACGTAACTTTTTGAGTTCGCTCTTTTTGTTCTTTTGAATCTTCTGAGGATTGGTTACGAGTTGTTTTAATAAATTGACGATTCGTCTGCTAGCAATTATAAGCTCGTCAACCGTATCTATGGATTCCTCTGGATATGAATGCTCTAGTGCTTGGCCTATGACCATTGCAGTTCGCGGATCTACTATACACTTTCGAGAGTGGGATTGGTTACGGACAATTAAGTTGTTAATTATCTCAATTAGAAGTTCTACAGCCTTAAAATCTTTTTCACGTTCAAGGATTGTGTCATCGACCTCGCCCGCAGCATAACAAGCTACAGTTGCGAGATCTTCTTGTAACTCCCAAGGTATCAACTCTGAATCACTTCTTTCTGCAACTTTTCTTGACATTTTTGCCTCCTTTTGTGTTCCTGTAATGCTCATCTATCATATATATTATACTGTTTCTACTCCAATTTGTTTGAATAAGTTTTTTGTAAAATTATCCATTTTTCAATATAATCTTCATAAATCTTGCAAAAAGGGTATTTTTTACAATTCTGACAAACCTGCCGAAGATGTTTTTGCATACACTCTGTAAGTTCAATCTTAGCGAGAATATATTCGCCAACTGCTTCAATCAGTTCCAAATCCATTTCCTTCGAATTCTCTCTTTAATATCCCCGTAACTCTTTCTATCTTCCCTACTATTGTTGCTCTACTACCCCACTTCTTATCTCCAAATATCCTAAGCATTTCACTTATAGACATCTCTTCTATGTATTTATGTTGAAGTAGTTCATATTCATCTTGTGTTATTCTTTTAGAGTCAATTAGATTATTAATTATATTTCTAATATCTTCACGAATAAGTTCCAAATCAATTTCTGAATTTTCCATACAATTTAGGTGTTCGTGTAAATATTTTGTAGCATCTACATTTTTAATGCCATACATTTTAAACATTTCGTTCCGAACTTGATGATATATGTGGCCGGGAATGAAAGTTTCTTTTCCTTTTGGATCAAAGGATACTAAAGCTTTTTCTAATCCAATAATTGCTGTTTGATACATATCTTGAAGTAGCTGGGGAGTAGGTTCTGTAAAATAATAAATTTTAGAAAATTTCTTAACTAACTCAATGAGCATTTTATCTACTCGTTCTAAAATCTGGTGAAAAATAATACCAGATTTTTCTTTTTGATATGTTAGAATTAATTCCTTCAAAATCCGTAGTTGTTCGTCGTGAAATTTCATAATACATCCTTTTGTAGATTACATCTGAGACCTTTTAAAAATATTCTTGTATTTTGATGCGAGATCCTGTTTTAGAACTTCGTCGACCTTCTTATCCCTTTCTTCTGACTTTCCCTTTAAAGAACCCGGATCTACCCACCATAAACCGTCTAGCTTATCTTTTTTTGTACCGACTTCGAAAGCTTTTTTCATTATTTCAACATTTGGGGGTGTTTTACATTCTTTTATTGCTTGTTCAACTGATACTACCACAGCATCAGAACAATCTTTACTTCCCTCTACAACTATATCTCTAGTATTTCCGTCATCTAAAAATTCTATAACGGGCACTTCCTTGGGATGATCTATTTTATTTGTACTGGAATCTTCTTCTAAATTTGTTAGTTCAAAATGAAGATAAGGATGTTTATGGCATATCCATCTTCCTTCTTTAACAAGATCATCTCTAAAACTTCTATAGAATTGAGGATTCTTATCTATAGATAGATATTCACATTTAATTCCTGCTTTTTCTAGTATTTGGGTATTATCCGTACTTAATAGTTTTAAATCAAAAGTAGCAAGTTGAATATTAAATCCATAAATCTTTTTCAAATCAATAATAAATTTTCTAACTTTCGACAGATCTACTTCATCATTCTCAGGAGCTTTTATTCTCATAACAAAATCAGTTTCTACTACTGAAACTTTATCTACTACAACATTTCCATCTTCAAGAGTTCTCGTTATCTCCTTCCATCCCGAAATTCCAGACATTGCCAATCCATAAGAATCATGAGCAAAAGCTATATCCCCATGAATATATCTGGGGATATATCTGGGAACACGAATCTTATTTATATCTAGGAAATGAATTAATTCTTTTTCCTTTTCTTTCACTCCAAGGTATATAGTAATAATCTTCACCGGATCTTGTTTGTTGGAATTATAGCAATCTAATAAATATTTTTCTGATTTGAACAATTTATTTTTTCTCAAATAGCTAGAAGATATGCCAGCAAAGTTTCTTAGCGCTACTACTATATCTTCTTCAAATGCTCGTCTAAATTGTTCTGGAACATGAATAACTGTAAAGCCATTGGCAATAGATTCTCTTACTTCTTCTTCTGAATTTAGAATTTTGGAAGGTGAATATATATCTCCAACTTGAACTGGAAACTTTTCGCAGTTATGAAACTCTTCTTCTTTCGCTTCCCATATCGGAACATCTACTATATGAACTTCTTTATTACCTTTTTTCTTTGCGATGAAAGCATTTAAAAATGATAAATTTTCTTGTTTGGAAGCAACAATGAAAAATTTACCTAAAGTTTGTCCGTGAATAACAAATCTGTTCTCGAACCTTTGTAACGCGGATTCTACAGAAGCTACAACTTTTTCTCTTTGTTTGAGCCCAGCTTTTAGAGAATCTACCTCGTCCATTAGAGCAGCTATTACATCTTGCCCAACTTCTGCTTGTGCATTGGGGGATGCGAGAACATATTCAAAAAGAGGAAAATGTATAGTCTGGGTTTCAATAATGTTCCCAGAAATTCTTCCCTTTTCCCTAAACCATTCGGAAGAGAGAAGATGATTTTGAAGAATTCTAAACCCTTTAGTTTCCCCCAAAGTTTTATTCAGGTTGAAGAAGACAATAGCCATTTTTCCCCCGCCCGTCTTTCCTCCATAATATGACCAAGGATCTCGAAGACAGAGATGCAGATACATGCAGTATGCTATACCAATTATGGCCGCACGTGACTTTCCCGTATTATGCACAAATACACCTGCTGTTAGTGCAAAGTTATGATATTTCTCTATGGATAAATCATAGACTTCTTCTGGTGTATTTAATCTTCTAACACTAATTACTTTATGGTTGAGAAGACATTCTATCATTATAGCTTTCTTCTTTTCAAATTTGGTTTTGCTTGACTTCTTTCCTCCCGCAGCTATTTTATCATTTGTTTGTTTTGTAAGTCCACTATTCCAAGCACGTTTGCCTCTTCTTGACTTTCCACTACATTGATAAGAACAGAATTTTTTCTTACTTTTGATTGTGCATTCAAAAATAATATTACATTCGGGAAGTTTACACTTTCGCAGTTCCATGGGCAACTTATTCCACGCATGTTTCCCATACATTCCATTCTTTTTTCCTTTGTGAGAACATTTTTCTGGATGGCATTTGGGACAGTTACAATCTGATCTGTGTTCTTGATTTTGATAAAAATCACGCATTTTCTCGGAATAATTTTTAGAAGATTCTGGTTTTGACCATCGAATCCGACTAGCTCGACTTGCTTGTCCTGTCTCTTTATTTCTTTTTCTTAGACGATCTGATTCTTTTTTTCTCTTAGCTTCTACGTCTCCTGTAGACCATCGAGTTTCTGTAGCTTTCTTTGCTTGTCCTCTTTCTCGGTTCCTTTTCTTTAGTCTTTGAGATGCTTGTTTTCTTTGTTCTTTGTTATTGGGTCCTTCCCATCGTTTTTTGTTGGATTTTCTAGCAGCTTTTGCAGCGAATCCCGGAATATTCTTAAATGGATTTAAAACATTTGCGTGTAGATGTCTATGTTCCTTAACTGTTAGAAGTTGTAAATTCTCTGGAGAATTATTGGTTTTGTCTACATTTTTATGATGAATACAGAATCCTTCGGGTGTCGGTCCATTTATCTCCTCTGAAACAATATGAAATGTTGGTTCCCATTGTTGTTTGTAAATACCAGAAAGTTCATATCCTAATTCGCTCACGTATCGATATAGTGGCATTAAACTATCCCCGGGCTGAAGATCCTGAGCTTCTTTATATTTTCCAGAAGTTAGTAAGAACGGATGATTATGCGTACAATGAATCTTTTCTTTATTATCTAATTCGACTTCCACTATATTAGAAACTTGACTACCCGATAACAAAGCATCTATCACTCTCCCAGGAACCATTCTTTTTCTTTCTGAATCATAGGAGTAGACCCAGTGTTGCTTTCCTTCTTTTCTTTCTTCAATTATTTCTGGAATAGTTAGTTCTCTACCATCGAGAAGACTAATTTTTACCCCGGCGGACAAACAACCAATTGCCCCCGTGAAAACTGGAATATATTTAGTAGGTTCGCTCATCAAAAAAGAAAGTTCTCTTCTCCAGATAGGAAAGATAGCTTTTCCAGGAACTCCGTCTTTCTTCGTAAGTTTTCCGATAAAACCTTCATTACGAATGAACTCAGAAATAGATACCGGAATTTCCTTGTAGTAAAGTTTGGTAGTGGCGGAAGTGAAAGTTGTGAGCCAAGTTTTATCCGGATTTTCCGGGTTCATCAATCGCCTCATTTATTTTAGATTCGACAAAGTGTTTGATTTCGGTAATTTTAGATTCGTCCAAATTCTCTAGTTTTTCTAACATTCTTTTTTCTGCAGGAGGAAGCAAATTAGGTTCGAGGCTCGGACTGGTATTTGTGACAGGTTTTGTAGGTGTGTCAGAAGTATTTGTTATAATACCCATTATTGCCAGAAATTTTCCTATCTGTTCATCTTCTTTTCTCATACTAGTAACAATTTTTATTACTTGGGCATCGTTGACATTGTCTACCATTTCTACTTCACAATGTTGTTCACATTTTTTACATTTATACCAAGTAGAATTTTCATAAGTATGTTCTGCTACCGGGGCATAACAACATACAGATCTTAATTCTTTTTTCTTTAAGAGTTCATTCAATCTATCCTCGAGGATAACTAAACGTTGTTCCCTTCCTGAGAGTATTGCATCAGTAACAAAACAAGCTATTTCAAAACTTGTATCGTGTTGAAATCCCCGCCTAATCTTTTTAGTTACTTTTTTTATGTATTCTTCGTCAAGACCGGTTTCTTTAATAATCGCATTAATATCTCCGCGGTATTTAAAGAATAGACGACGAATTTTTTCGTGTAACTGAAATTTAGTTATTTCTGTTGACATATAGAATCCCGGATTATTTCATTGACCACTCAAACCCTTTCTTTTTCTTCTTCAGTTAGTTGATCGGGAGAATCAACTTTCGTGAGATTTTTTTCCTCCTCAATATAGATCCCAGTCGTTTCTATCAGTATGTTTCTGTCTTTACCTCTTATCTGAATCATTCTATCCTCAATTTTATAAATCTGTATCTACAACTGCTCTAAAAGCTGCTGTTTCCCACTCCGATTTATAATTTTGTGTTGATTTAACTTGTATTTGAACATCTTCCTCTTTTAAATCAACATCTCCCAGTGCTTTTTGTAAGTAATCAAAAACAAGTTCTTTTAGTTTGTTCTCGTTTAATTCAACGTGTAATCTACTTTCCATTTTACTCTTCCTCTACTATTCCAAATATATCCACTTCCATACAGAGAACAACTCTATATGGTTTCATATCTTGTCCTAATACGTGTATTTCATGAGGAACAGAATTATCAAAGAATACTTTCGTTCCTGATTTTAGTCTTGGATCTGCAGGATTCCATCTGTTTTTCTTATCATAGTATCCCGGACCGATAGAAAGAATAATTCCCGTTTTGTCTTGATAATATTCTCTAAATTCTTCTGGAAGAGCAATTAAACTTTTCTCTCCCAACGTCTCCGGAGGAGCGGTGGGGAAGATAAATACCACGCTTCTCAATGCTCTATACGGAAAGTGTACGTTTCCTTGTTCGTCGTGGAAAGGAGTTAGTTGTTTCATTTTACATCTCTTTTATTGATTTTTAATGAATTATTTGATAGATCCTGTCATCTATTAAAAGGTATCCCTGTTCCTTTAGAAAATACTACTAATAGTAATAACAAAATTCTAATCTTCATTTATAATCTCCTTTGAATACTGTCATCTATATAAGTGGCAACATTGCCAGAACTTTCTTGAACCTCTACTTTGTAGCAACGGGGGATTTGAAAACAAATCCATCTTGCGATATTTTCTGCAGTAGGATTTAGAGGACTGTGGAAAATTACGCTTGCTGAATCATCGTCTGTGGGTACAATTTCAAATCCAATTCCTTCAATTTCATTTAGATCTTTGTGGTCTAAAATATCGGCTATTTTCTTTTTTATTTCAGAGAAATCAACGACCATTCCGTTATTTTTATCTACTACATCATCTCCTGCTCTGGCATAAACAGAAATAATCCAGTTATGGCCGTGAGGATTCTTACATTTACTCTCATAAGGAAGATTTAAGTGATGTGCCCCAGATATTTCAAATGTCTTTTTTATTTCAAACATTTATGTTCCTTTCTGTAACATAATTCTTGCCTCGCCATTTCTATATGTATACAGGGATGGCATTTTGTACATGCTATAATTTTTCCTCTTTTATCCTTTTTCGGATGTTCACATGTCCAGAAGCAATTTCCCGGAATTTCTTCTTCCTGAAACTCTTTCAAAACTTCCCACTTTTCTTTAAATGAAAAGGGAAAAATTAATTTTGAATTAGCAAAATCCCCCAAATACTGATAATCAGCAAAAACTTTGTAAAAATTATCCACGGCCAACCAGATACAATCTCCCTGTACATACCCAAAATAAACATCGCAATCTTTGGATATATATGGCAGAATAAAAGTAAACCAACTCTTTTGTTGTGGCCAGCAGGGGGCAGGGTTAATATCTGCTTTTACTTTTATAATATGATGATTTATGTAGAATCCCAAAGTTTTTGCAAATTTTAAATAGTTTTCTCGAGCTTCTTTTTCTTTTACTGTTTTCAACTTCTCTACAAAATAAACATCAAATGAAAAAGCTTCTACTGGATTTTCTTTTGATGATTCCTTGGCCAATGTATGTAACAAAAGAGTAGAATCTAAACCACCAGACCAAACAATTAGTTTTTTACATTTTTTAGACATCCTCAACTCTTCTCTTTCTCATAATATCCTCTCAATATCATAGCCACAATAAATAGAGCTGGAACTATGTCTGTAGATATTCCATAAGAATATCTACGTGCAGACAAAGTTTCTTTGAATTGGTAGTAATCTTCTGTTATTTTTTTAACTGTTTTTTCATCCATTTTTAATTTCCTCTGGTTCTAATACAAATAAACCATTTAAGTTTCTATAATGTTCTCCTTTTCCCATTCCACTTCCAACTAGAAATCCAGAATCTTGAAATTCAAATCCTACTATATCTGGCAGATCTCCTGGTTCTTTCCATAATTTTATTCTTGGATTCATTTTTCTAACCAATACTGCGGTTCTAAGAGAATTATATCTACCTATTTCATTTATTATACTTTTTGCAAACATCATAGTTAACCCGGAATCAAAAACATCATCAATAAGTATGATATTTTTTTCTTTCAGATCTCCTCTAGTAAGATCCAATGGGTAAGTAACTTTGATCTTTTCCTGGGTTTCTGTTCCATTATTGTAAGAGGAAAGTCCCAAATATCCTACTAATATATCTGGATTGGGAAAATAGTCTAACAATCGTTGAGAAGTAAATATGCCTCCTTTGAGAATGGAAATAAAGCATAGATTGTCTGTAGAAAAATTTCTGATTCTCCGGTATATCTGATCTATAGTAAGAGTAACTTGATATGAATTTAGTATCTGCTTCATACTATCCTCTCTACTATACTGATACCATCTATTTTCTTTATCAAATGGCAAGTATCTTTTTCTGATCTACAAGAAACCTCGGCTAACTGTTTTTCATGGGTGATATATAGAAACTGTAAGTGAAGTTCATCAGATATATCCTGCATAAGTTGAGCTAAGAAAGGAAGTGTTTCTTTCGCTAAACAACGAAATGGTTCGTCTAAAAAAATTGTATTCCTTGGTCGGGGATCCATAATTGCCCAGGATACTATTCTAGCGGCAAAAGAAATCATATCAATAATAGCTCCGCCTTTTTCATCTTTAGGCGAATATCTAATACCATTTTCCACGACAAACATTTCCGTTTCTGGTTGATTTCTAAAGAATCTACTTTCAAGCTCAAAGGAATATTCCTCTCCAAAAACTGCTTGAAGAGCTTGGGTAATTAAAGATTCAAAGATCTTTTTTGTATTATCCTGAGCAAGAATTCCCGTAGCACTTACTATTTCTCTGGCTTCTTTTAGGATAGTAATATCTGATTCTAATTCAGATATTTCTAAGATACAGTTATTCTTTTCTTCTACAAGAATCTTCTTGGTAGATTTTATATCAGAAACAAATTCTTTGTATTTAGTTAGATTCATTAGGTTGTTATTCTTATCTGCTTTCTTTTCTCTCATAAATATCTATTCTTGTTCCAAGTTTGAACGTATTAGTCCGCAGAACAATAGGTTCGTTGGGATCTAATAAAATTCCTTCTTTATCGTCTCTTCCAAATGTATGCCATACTTGAGCAGAACTTAACTTATCTTTAACTAGTATAGCGTGCCCGGTTCTAACTAACTGTCCCGGACTTGGCCGAGGAGATGATTTCTTCGAGTTTCTCTTTAATAGTTTCAAGATCCAGTTCATTTTCTTTTCTAACCTTTTCTAATTCGTTTAATAATATTTGAGCTTCTTCTTTAGTAGAAATATCAAATTCTGTTTTGAGTTGTTTAAAAAGTTGTTCTTTCCTTCCAGCTTTCTTTGTTGCTTCCTTTTGCAAATTTTGAATTTCTTTCTGTTTTTGTTTTACGCGTTCTATTAGATTACTCATTTTTCAATTTCCAACATATTGTTTTTATTCTTTCATTTGCTTGTTTTCATATTCAGCAATAATCATAACCAGTACATGTAAATAATCAGATTGATCAGAAGTCAACATAGTACATAGGGACAAATCTTCTGCGGCTGTCATCGCACGTTCATAATCATCTTTATTATGAATTGGTCGAAGTTTATAGAATTTTTTCTGTAAACCGAGAAATGTTTTAGGGATGTTCATTTTTTAATTCCTTTTTAATCCAATCTTCTAACTCCAAATTCCTCTTAAACTTATCGTTATGCATTTCCAGCAAAACCCGTTTTACTGCTGCTTTCCAAGCTATTTCCATAAAAGGTTTCATCAAAACATACCAAAAATTATCTTTATGTTTTGGGTCATCTTTTTTATATTTGCCAAACCATTTTTTAAATTCTTTCATCTCTGAACCTCTTCTAAACATTCATCTATAACTTCTCTAACTCTTATTGAACATTGTTTTTCTTCAATAATTTTACTGAGTATTTTTTTCCATCCAGGTCCAGAAGAACCTTTTTTAGAAAGCACTTCTTCTAAAGATTGAATGAATTTCTCAGTTTGCATTCTATCTGCTTTATCTTCTATATGCAGATCAAATACTTCATTTACTGGTTTAACTTCCAGTTCTACAAAGGTAACTTCATTTGTATTTGTATCAAAAATAGCTATGGAAGGTTTATGTTCTAAATCCCATTTAGAAATTGTTTTTCTTATTAGGCATCCGGCGTTAACAATTGTTCTTCCTTGGTACTGACTACTAAATTGATAATGGTAGTCGCCACAAATAACTAGTTGATAGCCAGGATTGTTTCTCAACAATTGGTTTGGTTTTATCAACTCTTGCTGTGGATAAAGTTCTCTGTCACCTATCATCTTATGAATTACCAGTATGTTATATGCTTCTTTATTTTCTACCTTTGGGATAGGCTCTCCATAACTTGCTCCATATACTTGAACTGGTTTCTCAAGTTTATTTTCATAGTCCAGATAATCTATCTCAGTTGGTTTTGAATCAAGTAGTGTTCCTACCCCGGCTGCCTGTAGTACAGCGATGGGACTATTTGGTAATGTATGCAACGAATGTCCAAATATATCGTGCTGACCAGAAACAAATAAAATTCCTTCTTTGTACCATAGAGTTTCTCTTAGAAATCTGATTATTTCAGCTTTTACTCTATCTGCAACAGTATGAGAATCAAAAAAATCACCAGGTTGAAAAACAAATTGAACATTATGTTTTTTGAAGATGGAAAATGCCTGAGTAAATTTACTCATCTGGGTTTCAAAGAAGTTATCCAATCTTCTTGAGGGCCCACGATTGGTAAAGTGGATATCTCCGAATATTCCAAATTTCATATTATTTTCCAGTATTTATTGCCGGCTCTACCGACGATAAGATTATCTTTTCCAGTCTTTTAGAATCCCGTTCAAGTAAGGAAAAAAATAGTTTTTCATCGATCTCATCTATTATTTTTTCCAAGGAATTTTTCCAAGTTTCTTTTACAGCATTTTCCCCCTTCTTTACAAATATTTTCTGAATAAATTCTTGTGTTGTTTTGGAAAGAAGTGGGCAGTATCTTAGTTCATCCCCACACAGAAAATAGAGTGCTTCAAAATAACTAAAACCACAGTGAATCAAAGCTTCTTGAGCAGAACATGCAGAAGTAAATGTCAGATCTTCTACGTAACTTATAGTAATATAAAATCTCTGAAGAATTTCATCTCTGAGAACTTTCCCAAAAAGATATTTAGACTCAAGTTGTTCCAAGCATTTCTGTTCTTTCATTTGTATCTTCCTTTTTTACGAGATTGAAATTATCAGGAGCATGTTTCATGTATTCTTTAATTTCTTCAAACGAAACTGGTCGAAATCCCCAGCAGTCTACTCCAATATCAACAGATTTTCCAAAATTTGGTTCTAACTTACCGTGGCTGTGTCCATATAAGTGCCAACTATTGTAGTGACTTCTTTCCCAAACTCGCATAGCATAATGGCAGACTACAATAAATTGTCCATCGATGGTTTTTCTCCACATATACTTTGCAGAATTTGGTAGCCAATGATCGTGGCTTCCTACAATAAAAATATGGTTTCCATTAAGGTTTGAAATATATTTTTGAGCATCTTTATAAGTATTACACCAACAGAAATCTCCGGCATGTACTACTATATCATTTTTTGATACAACAAGATTATGTCTTCGGATAAGTTCGGCATCATGTTCTTCAATAGTATCGAATGGGCGGTCGCAGTATTTAAGAATACCCGCATGTCCGTAATGTTCATCACTAGTAAAAAAATAAGTCATATTAATAATTTTCTAATAAAGCTTTTTTAGTTTTCTTATTTAAACCACTTGTACAGAAAGGGCAAATTGTAATCTGATTTAACAAAACAAATAACTCTTCCTGTTTATTTTGAATTGTTTTATCTTTTTCTATTTCATCTTTCTCAATTTCAGATAATTCGTGAATTAGTTTCGTCAATGAATTAATCTTACTGCCTATATTATTATACTGTTTTTCAAGAGGTTCTACTTGTAAAATAATATTTTCAGCATCTGCTGGGATTCTTAAAATCTCTTTATCCAGAAGAACTAGTTCATCTATTAGTCTGTTTAAGGAATCTATTTTATACTTGTATGCTTGAAAAACAGAACAGGTTTGCTCTGTTCGATTCAGAACAATATCTATATCTACGGGTAGTTCAATCCAAGTTTTTTCTACATCCAGAATCTCTCTCAGTATCTTACTTAACGAAGCACTAAGAATAATATTTTCCTCATTTTCTTTTTGAAGCAATTCTGCTTCTTGAATTAACTTCTCTATTTTGGTAATATCAATTTTTTCAAGTTCTGTAAGTTTCTTTTCCTTCTCCTCTAAGAGTTCTTTCTGATTATCCAAAGCAGTAGATTTAGTGGATATTCTGCTTTTTAAGAGAGTAGTAACTTTGTCTATTATATCTAGTCCAGAAATACTTCTAATATGTTGGGCAATCTGACCGGGAGAGGATAAAACTAAAAAAGGTTGATCTAGTTGAGATTGAATATTAATATCACTGAGATTAAGAAGTTCTACTACTTCTTCGGGGGGATTACTGCCAAAGGCTACAAAAGGTTCTTCTATATCAGAAATAAGATATTCATTAGTTTTTTCTCCTCGTTTCCTAGTAATAGAAGAGTTTCCCAATTCTATAATTACTTCGGAATCTTCAGATTGGTTCTTTCTAATGTATCCAGTACCAAGAGGTCTGTTGGTTCGAACTAATTGAATTGCTCTAAAGAGCGAAGTTTTTCCAGAATCATTTTCGCCAATAAAACTATTAATCCCGGAACCGAGAACTACTTCGGTATTTTTATGTCCTTGAAAGTTTTTGAGTTGTATTTTTTTTATCATAGTTGATTCTTATTATGGATGTTTTTCTTCTAAAAGTTCTTGAACTTTCTCTCTATCTAAAGAACAAAGAAGAACAGCTCCATTTGAAAGAGAGATTGCCGTTCCCTCTTTTAACATGGGCGTTTTTCCATCTGAAGAAGTTAATCCAGAAGGTATTTGTGCTTTCATTAGCATAGAAACGTGTTCTGGATTAACTGGCATATCTTCTGAATCTCCAGTCTTATTAATTACTGAAATATTAATAAATTTCATTTCTTTTTCTCCAAATTTTCTATCTGTTTTACTATTTCCATCCAGTTGTTATTGTACTGAATACCTTTATTATCTATATAGTATTTTGCAAGAGGTTTATCCATATGAATATCTATAATTATGTCGTCATATGGGATTTCGTGTTTTCCTAAAAACTTTCGAATTAACTGAATCTGTTTTTCTCTGCTTCTTTCCTTCCAGTAAGTAGCAGTTCGACAAGAATGAATTCTTATAAAGTATCCAAGATCTTTTAGTCTTTTTAAAGCTTCTTTTACTTGAGGTTGAGGAGGACCGATTTTGGTTAGACTCATTACTGGAAGATCTTCACAGATAGTTCCATCGAAATCTACTATAATAGTTTTCTCAAGATTCTTCATTTACTCTCCTCACAACAATTCATCAAAGGTAGAAAAATAACATTATTTTCTTTACAAATGAATCTCTTCTTTCTATCTCTCTTAATTTGATTTTTATCTGTAAGATGTTGGAATCCTCCTGGTTCAATAACACATACTAGTTCCCCGTGTCTAAAAACACTTATATCAGCATGTGACCATTTGTGTTTCCAAAAACCTTTATATTTACTTGGTTCGGGAAAGAGTTCATATAATGGTTTTTTAATTTCAAAAACCAGTATTGGAAATTCTTTTCTCAACCAAAAAACAAGTTCTTTAAGTAGCTTATCATCAGATTTCATAAATAAAATCCGGTCCCACTTTCATTTCTGAAAGAAACAGAATAATCTGCCACCAGGTGTTAATTGATTCCTCCCTTAAATATAAATGGGAGTATTTGAATACAACTTAACTTACTTCAATCCAACTTAATTCAACTTAACCTAACATAACCCATAACCCAATAAAATTGAAATTATATTTTATTACATTGCCTTTTCCCCCATTCAGCGATTAACAATGCGTCAGATCTACCATCTTTTTTACCTCCTCTAGGTCCAACAAGTTTTGCATCAGGAAATAATTTACTGGCAACTATAAAACTTTGAACTTTTATATCACCTCGGTCCTTGGAGATTCCAAAATGCTTCTGCCATGTTTTCGGGAGAACTAATTGGTAAGCTATTTCAAACCCACATAAGAAAGCTTCAAAAATTCCCTGGCTGTATCCAAGACTAAAAGAAGCCTGACTTCGTATCCCTGGAGGCATTGTTTGCATCTTTTCTAAGAATACAATTATTTCTGTGGGGCCTTCTTCTTGAAGAATAATTCGATTCTGAGAAAATTCTTTTAATATACTTTTTATCCCGGGGAGATCGTACTCTGTTCTTGTCTTTTTCCCTTTTTTGAAAGTTATGGTCGGAGTATCAAGAATTTGTAGAACTTTTCCTGCCCCATCTATTACAGCAATAGCTCCTTTAAGCCCCGGATCAATTCCGATGTATATCATGTTTCTTCTTCCCTTTTCTATAATTATTCAATCCAGTTAAGAACAGAATTAAACCTGCAACTGCCCAACCGTACAATCCTTTCTGTAATACTACTATAATATATAAGAAATTTCCAAAAGCATATACTAACCAAATCTTATAGTTTCTTTCCACAACATTCAATGTGATAATTACTATAAGTGCGGTCAATATATCTAATATTCTAAATATCATTTACCATATCCTCGGTTTTCTAGTTTCTGTTTTATGAAGTTCCTGCCATGTTTCCCAAACAACTTGCTGGAGTTCCTTCTCTTTATTATTGTCTTCTATGTAATGTATCCATTCAGATAGAGTCTTTTCTTCTCCAAACAGTTTAATAGTAGTTGTTTTATTTTTAGCTGCATTTTCCCCATTCTGATCTATGCTGAGAAAACTTAAATTGGTTCCAATATCGTCAGGATTCTGTTCAAAAATAATTTTAAATCTTCCCTCCTTAAATGGGGGAGCTACTTTGTTCTTAACTATTTTGAATTTCACCCAGATTCCGACGGGGCTATTTTTACTATTTTTTATCCTACAATCGTGTTTCAAGTAAATTTGAACCGAACTGTAGAACTCCAAAGCTCTGCCTCCAGAAGTAACCTCCTTATTTGCAGAGAAAGGACCCGCACCTACGTTGTCCCTGGTCTGGTCAATACAGAATAGAGTAGTATTACTCTCAGTAATAGCAAATAGATACTTTCTAAAACCTTTTGACATCTGTTTTGCTCTTGATGTTCCAAATGTTCCATCCTTCATTCCTTCACCAAGCTCAACTTCAGTTGGTAGTGCTGTTATACTATCTACTACTACTATTTTTGGATCCTTGTTTAATCCTTTAATCTTTCCAGCGGGCGTTTTCTTATAGATAATATCTGAGAGATAAATATCAAAGAATTCTTCAATAGTAGTTGGGTGCCCCATTTCTACCTTACCACAATCAAGTCCATATAGAACTGCAAAATTAGGATCTAAGGTATGTTCTACGTCTGCGTAGTATGCTTTCATTCCAGCTCTCTGAGCGTAACCACAGATAATTGTAGCAAGAACAGATTTTGCTGTACTCCCTCCACCAAAAACGTGAATAACTCTTCCAATGGGAATTCCACCTGGAAATCGATTTGCTATAGCTATATCAAGAATAGTATAGCCCGTGGAACACCAATCTCTGATACCTGGAAGACCTACTATATCTAAACATCGTTTTGAAGTTTCTTTTATTGTATCTTCTACTGTATTCTCTGTATCTCTTTTAGCCATTTTGATCTAATTCCTTTAGAAATTGTAGCGCTTCATGAGGAGGTAATTCATATACTCGTCTTGAATATCCATTCCGTGAATTTTACAGTATTTCAATCGTTCTTTTCTAGTAGTTGGACCAAAACCACAACCACATTCATATTGACCAACAATTATTTTGGGTTTTCTTCCCCGTTTAGCCATTTTTTTATCCTTCTTCCGTAATATCCCTACTTCTTTCCTCTGCTACGTCCTGTTCAAACTGCGAATCCAAACTCTTTTCTTCTCCGGAGAGCGATTGATTCTGGTAGTACTTATGGATGTACAATGATACTAAATCACGAAGCATAGCTTTCCGTTGTTCCATACTTGCTACTAGTACAGAAAAATTATCAGATATTTTTTGTACTTCAATATAATCTGCTTTTGCTTCTTGAAACTCCTGCTGGACAATGAGAGTTTCATTTACTGCATCATTCGTTACTTTTCCAGTAAGTCCGAAGTTTTCTGGATTTGCACGAATTTGAGATTTAATATCCGCCTCGATGAAATCTAACACATCTTTACTTCGCCGGACAAGAACTTTAGCTTGTGTGGCTATTTCTCCTATCATATCAAACTTCTCGGGCTGTCTCCTGCATTCCTCATCTAATTCCATAGAATTGATAGGAAGATCGTGTCTATATTCTAATAATGCTTCCTGCAGGTTTTTAATTTCTTCTGCTAAATTTGGATTCATTTTTATTCTCCCGCTTCCTGATTACTTAATCTGGCCTTTCGGGCCTGTTCTATTCTTGCTCGAACCCAATCTTTTTTAGCTTCTTGAGAAGGATTGAGGTTCCGAGTAGAAACAGATCTTGTTTGTGGTTTTTCTTGTTCTTTTGGTTCCTCTTTCTTTGTACTCTCTACCTGATCCTCTTCAACTA